TCAGATATTGCTTCATTCAAAAAGGCTTTTAGAATCTATAAACAGTCTGAAAGAAAATCAAATGGTCAAACAGAAACTTATGTGCTACATTTTGTGGCTGACGAGTTTATGTTCTCTGACCAAAAAAGAATTAATCAATCATATGAAGGAACATATTCATATGCTGTTCAAAAGATTTTAGAAGATTATTTAAAAGTGCCAGCTAATAACTTAGGTGGTGTTTATGAGATATCTTCTGGTGTTAAAAAAGTTGTTATTCCAAACCTAAGACCTTTAGAGGCGATTGAGTGGATTGCCAAAAGAGCAGTTGACCAAAATCAATCACCAAACTTTATGTTCTTTCAGAATTTGGTTGGATATAATTTTGCTTCACTATCAACACTACTAACTCAAACAGAAGTTTTAGATATTAAGTTTGAACCTAAAAACTTAAACAACAATAATGCTATGACTGAAATTAGTAGCGCTCGTGGATATGAGGTCATAACACAGGCAGATAATGTTAAGAAGACTAGAGAGGGTGTTAATTCTGGTCAGTTTATTGGTTTTGACCCATTGACTAGAACAATATCTAAAAAGAATATTAGTTATGGTGACCATTACACCTCAATGAAACATGGTAATGAAACTCCAAACTTTTCAGAAATTTTTGACCGTGATGGCAAACCAAACACTTTAGCGTTTGATGCTAAAAAGACAGTTAGTTCTTTTGGTCTAGCACAACAGTTAAGTGCTTATGTAAAACAGAATGACCCACATTCATTAAGTAAAATTGAAAACTATGAAGCGTTTTTATTTCAACGCAAAGCAATTTTAGCAAACTTAATGGGTAAGAGAGTTAAAGTCGCCATGCCAGGTAACTTTCAATTAACATCTGGTTTCAATGTCAATGTAATGGCACCAGACATGTCAGTCCGTGAAAAAGGTGATGACAACAATGACCCAAGTTTAAGTGGAAAATATATCATTATTGCTTCCAGACAGTTGATTAAATACGACAAGCACGAAACAATTATTGAAGTGGCCACAACATCAACAGCTAATGAGTTTGTACCATCAAGTGGTATAGCTCAAGCTAGACAAATTTTAGAGTATTAATATGGATAAAGAATCATCAAAAGACTTTGCCGGTAAAAACGGTTTTGTTTGGTGGATTGGAATTGTAGAAGACCGTAAAGACCCATTAAAGATGGGTCGTTGTCGTGTTCGTTGCGTTGGTTGGCACGCTGATAATAAGATGCAATTACCAACAGAGCAACTGCCTTGGGCTATGCCAATGCTTCCAATTAATAATACAAACCCATATGCACCAAAAGAAGGTGATATGGTTGCTGGTTTCTTTACTGATGGAGAAGCAGCTCAAGACCCCGTAATTATGGGTGTATTTCCAGGTATCGCATTGAAGGCTGCAAACGCACAAGAAGCGTTTTCTGACCCAAGAACAAGTTCTGAATTACAAACAGCACCAGTTAAACCAAATGAAACTGCTACTGGTTATCCAAGAAAACTAGATGAACCAAGCACATCACGCTTGGCAAGAAATGAAAAAGTGGATGAAGATTCTATTGTCTCAATGAAGAAGGCAAAGAAAGAAAGTAAGGTAGAACCAGACCCATACTATAATGCCACTTACCCATATAACAATGTATATGAATCGGAATCCGGGCATGCCATGGAGTTCGATGACACGAAAGATAATGAACGGATACATCTGTATCACAGAGCAGGTTCATACATTGAATGGGGACCTGCTGGAGACCGTGCGGAACGCATCCAAAAAGATAAGTTCACAGTCGTTGTTGGTAACGATTCTGTATATGTTAAGGGCGATGTTGCCGGTTATGTTGATGGAAATGTTAATATGCAAATTGGTGGTAATTTTGCCGCTGATATTGGTGGAACTTGCACCATTAGTTCTGGTGGTAACATGAAGTTTACTGCTCCAAAAATTGACCTCAATTAATGGCAACATTATCACCAACAACTCTACCAAATGTGGATGTAGAGGTCAATTTTACGGATGTAATTACTGTTACATTTGATGATGTATCTAATGGCAATTTGATATCGGTTTCTTCTGATTTAAACGATTCTGGAGTTTCTATAAGTAACACAATAGATACAATAACAGTTACCGGTAAATATAGTATTAACATATTTGATAATAAGTCTATTAGACATATTACAAGAGGCTCTTCCGATAAAATTGAACAGTTTCAAGTAGCACAGAATTTTAATGAGTTGGATTCAACTAGACAAGTTTACAACTTTTCGCCAGACCCTAGAAATAGTGTTGTTGTAACTTTCACCATTTCAACAACAGAAGGTGATTCAACAATAACTAAAACAGTATTCAATGAATACTCGGCCGGAAGAGATGCGATGAAGGCTTACATATAATGCCAGCTGTTACAAGATTAGGAGACCGTTGCACAGGTCACGGATGTTTTCCACCAAGAGCCAATGATGAGGCTTCTGGTGATGTTTTTGTTAATGGTATAGGTGCTCATAGAGTTGGTGACCATTGGGTCACTCATTGTTGTGGGCCAACATGCCACGATTCAACTGCAGCTAGTGGTTCTGGCACAGTATTTGTGAATGGTAAAGCATTAATGAGAATAGGAGATTCTGTAGCCTGCGGTTCAGCCGTTGCACAAGGGTCTGGAAATGTTTTTGCAGGTTAGATAAATAGAAAATGGCAACCGTAGATATACAAACCTCAAGAAGTTTTAAAGATTTGGATTTGAATTTCACAATTCATCCAGTCAAAAAAGACATTAACACGCATAAGAATGAATATGCGGTTATTAACTCGGTCAAGAATTTAGTTCTGACCAATCATTATGAGCGTCCGTTTCAACCAGAAATTGGCAGTAATATTCGAAGACTTTTGTTTGAAAATGTTGACAGCGTTACCGCAGCTCAAATTGAAAGAGACATAGTAGAGACTATTGAAAACTTTGAGCCTAGAGCTCAAGTTTCTAAGGTGACTTGTATAGCAGCTCCAGATGAAAATGGATACAAGGTATTGTTGGAGTTTTTCATCATTAATAGTCCAAACCCAATTACAATTAATTTTTTCCTAGAACGGATTAGATAAAAATGGCAGACCGTTTAAAAGTAACTGAGCTTGATTTTGATACAATCAAGACCAATTTAAAAACATTCTTAAATCAACAATCAGAGTTTACCGATTACGACTTTGAAGGCTCAGGTCTTTCTGTCTTAATTGATTTGTTAGCATATAACACACACTATAATGCTTACTATCTAAACATGGTTGCTAATGAAGCATTCCTTGATACTGCTTTGCTTCGTGATTCTGCCGTTTCACACGCAAAGACATTAGGTTATGTTCCTTATTCATCATCATCACCAGTAGCAATTATTAATTTTGATGTGGCTGCTTCTAGCAACACAGCTGCTACTTTAACTATTCCTGCTGGCTTTACATTCTTATCAAATCAGATTGATAGTAAGTCTTATAACTTTGTTGTATTAAATGACACTACTGTTACAAAATCAAATACAACTTATTCATTTGAGAGCCTTGAAATATATGAAGGTCAATTAGTAACATATAATTTCACCCACAATTCAGCTTCAAACCCAAAACAAGTATTTACTTTACCTGATAACAATATTGATACAGATACAATCAAAGTTGTGGTTACACCCACAGCTGCAAATACTGCTTCATCTGTTTACAATAATGTTACTGATATTTTAGATGTAGCTGCTGGTTCAGAAGTTTATTTCTTACAAGAAAACCGTGATGGCAAATATCAAATATATTTTGGTAATAACATTGTTGGCAAATCTATTCCTGATGGTTCAACTGTTGCAGTCACTTATCTTTTAACAAACGGAACAGCTGCAAACAAAGCAAATAATTTTGTTGCAACTGCTACACTACAAGATTCATTAAGTGTTTCACAAACTAATTTTACAATCACACCAGTAAGTGCAGCTTCAGGTGGTGCAGACCGTGAATCTGTTGACAATATTAAATTCTCAGCAGCCGCACAATTCTCTACACAAAATCGTTTGGTAACATATAAAGATTACCAATCATACATTTTAAAT